TAGTAATTCGGCCTCCCGTTGGGCGGCTTGTTGGGCGGCAATAGCTGCACTTCTACCAGAATTACGATGCGTTAAGCTCATGGTCTTACGTCTCCCGGCTCAGTCCAAAGTATGGTTTTACCCATTTCGTAAAAACCATTTAACTCGTTTGATCTAAACTTCAAAAGTATGTGACGCTTTTGAATACGTGAATCTATCTTTTCTGTTGTTGCATCAAATGAGAATGGACCGTCTTCAATCGGTTGAGAATTGGCATAATCGTAACCAATGACACTGAGGTCAACGGAACCTTCTTGCAAAAAGTCAGGTTCAACACGAACCAATCTTGTCAATCGGTTCACACCTTGATTGGCAGGTAATCCGAAGTCAGCAGTCGTTATGTAGCTATCTATGGCACTTTCTTGATCGTCATCTACGGCATTTCTGCCACGTTCATGCAAGAACAGTTTATAGAGTTCAGTTGTGCTGGTTACAACGCCAACGTCAGTCGTTCCTGTATCGGCGTCTGTGCTTATCTTTGTGAAGTTTTCACCGACAGAGAATTCAGTCGATCCAATCAATTTGACATGAAAAGACGTTGCGCTACCATTGGCAACAATGTTCCCAATTGCCCCGGAAGTGGACCCTTTTATGCTGTTTCCAATGACGAATTCGCCCGTTGTTATCGTGTAACCAATGCTTCTTATCGTTCCTTTGTTAGAAGAACACATGATCGGATACTGAAACACTTGCGAGTAATAGCCAGATGAACGGTCTAATTCACAGTCGTACCACGTTTGTTCGCGCACGTTGTAGATTATGGCATGTGAACATTCCGTAGCATCACCCCTTGGGTAGAACCACCAAATCTCACCAAACCTTGGCACCTTCATAGCCCAAATCTTATTGCGATGCTCGTAGTTAAGGTTGTCAAACAACCAATTCAAATTGACGTTATTGGGTATCTCCTTGACTGTTCCACCTTCTGAGACATAGAAACGGTCGATACCTATCCAATAGAAAACACCGTCGTATTCTATGACTGAATTTTGAGCAACAATGGAGCAAGAACCTACGCGGGAGAACCTGAATATAGCTTGACCACCGATGTAGTCCATTCGGATCAATTCCGTCAAAGTCCATAGCAAACCTGCCGCACCCGAACCTGAATGAATAGGGAAACCCTGTACGATCTTGGCCCCTGAAACACGCGCTGTTCCAGCATCACCCGTCGTATAGTTCTGAGGTTCGTTGGCGTTTGACCAAGTGACCTTTCCATCGGAACCATACAGCACTGCGTAGGGCGCTGAAACAAAACAGCCACCACTAGCCACACCGTTAGCATCTGAAATAACTGTAAAAGCAGAAGAACCATCAGCAGCACCGACAATCAACTTATGCTCGGTCAAATCGTCAATATTCAACGCTGTTTTTGTAGGAACAGCCAGTACGATTGATTTGGTACTTCCTGCCGCAGCGTCGTACATCGAATCTGTAGACCACAGGTAATCAGTATCGCCTGTGAAATCAGAAGAAGGGGTTACATCAGAGACAGAAGAACCGCTGCCGTTGTTATCAACTTGAATCATCTCTATTTTCGAGTTAGAAAATGAGAAGATGTTGATCTGGTCACCACGGGACCAAACGATATTGTCTCTGGTAGGCCCAGAAATACGGTCTGAAATTAAAGAATAACCACCGATCTTTTTAGGACGACCACGTTGAAAACGAACCCATTGCCCGTCTGAATACATTTCACCGTCGAGCAGAGTCCCATCTCTTAGTATTCCGGGTTTTGAAGATAACAGTGATAGTTTTTGAATTTCAGACATAGTGGTTTCCGTAAACTGTATGTATCAACGTCGGCCACAGTTTCGTTGCCTGAACTGGTTTAAGTATAGCACATTAAACGCCAACTGAGCCCGCCATGTCATCTTGCAACATCAACCAACTATAACATTTTACAAAGATATCTTCCCCAGTTATTGCAGCTACTTCTGAGTAAGGTACGTGGTATCTGCGAAAATCAACTTCTGCTATTTCATCATTGATCGGTTCAGAAGCGTAACCAGCAACATCAATAGTAACCGTGAACCTACTCAACGGGTTTCTGGTCCTACTAACTTGCGCGGATACAATACGAAAATAGGCTCCGTTGAACGGTACGCCATACTTTGAATTAGATACGTTTACTTTTATCGCCATTTGATACTCCTTATCCAGTTATCTCAGATGTCCAGCAGGTAGCTGACCATCGAATGGTTTTCGCTGCTTCTCCAGTCACGGTTATAGCCAACGCACCGTTGGTTGTATCTGCTGCCACATTGACATCCCATGCAGCAGTATCTTCTGCCAATACTGTTTTCGTAACAGAACCAACTAAAGCAGTCGTTGCAGCAGAACCGTTCCTATCGATAACACCTTTAAACTCATATCCTGCTGATTCATTATCCGCATCAGTACGACGGGCAACGACAAGGATAGTGAATGCGTAAGTCGAATCGTTCGGTAAGACTACTTGATTGTACGCACTTACTGTACTGGTATCCGATGTTAATGCAGTAGGGGTCGCATTGGTTGTAATTGTACCGAGAACGGTTGTCCCCATTTGACCTGCTGTACCTCCACCAATGGCAGGCGTATAGTAAGAAGCAAACGCATATTTACCATAGATACTAGCTACAGAAGCCCCAACACCTATCGCGCATGAATATTTTGAATTAGAGGTACTAACACTAGCTCCATTTATCGCCACAGAGTATTGCGATGCTGCAGTACTAGAAGAACCGATAGCTATTGCACCAGTTTGATTCGCTATTGTACTGGTTCCAATACTTATCGAGTCTACCCCGCTTGCTTTAGCTAATTTGCCAATCGCAATACCATTCGCCCCAGTCGCACCATAAGAAGCAGTGTTGTTGGTTATTACGGCAGCAAACGAATCCCCGCCAACGGAGTAAGAACCACCGATTGCTACAGAACCTGCTCCTGTAGCGCATACGGCTGCGCTTCCTGAACCATTAGAACCAATGGCTGTTCCATAATTAGCAGCACAGTTGGCCGAATCCCCAAGGGCTACACCCTTGACGCCGCTGCAAGCAGTCGCTGTTCCTATTGCAGTAGCGTTAGTTCCAGCACCAGCAGAATTATAGCCGATAGCGACAGTACAGGTGCCTGTGGACTGAGCGTAAGCACCTAGTGATACTGACAAACTTCCTGAACCGATTCCAGATGCTTGTACTATCGACCACTTACCTGACGCGGAAGCATCCACACAAACAACTCTTACAGTTTGTCCAATCGGTACACTCCACGAATTGTCCCCTGTAGCAAACGTATCACTTCCTACTCTAGTTATCGCTATAGGGCTTCCTCCACCGTAATTGTAATAATAGAAATTAAATCCAACGCCTATTGCAGCACAAGATGGTAGCGTTATCGCCCCTGATCCAGATGTTGTGCGAATTATCGAGCCAACATCATTAGCCACAACAGAATACGCAGTGGTCTTATCGGACACTACCAACGTTGTACTGATGGTATCAATGCTACCTTGTAACTCAGCAAGAGCAGCGTTCAAATTGGTTGCTATAAGGTTTCCTGACGCGGCGGTTGTCAAACCGTTTGATGTGAACACACCAACCGAAGTACCGTTGACAGCTATCCCTAAATCTTGAGAAGAAGACTTGTAGATACCTGTGTTAGTCTTAGTTGCAAAGTTTATAGCAGGAGAGGCAGCGGAACCATCGGTAGCACTAATTGAAGATACGACAGTGGTACTTTGTGCAGAAACAATGTCTGTTCCATCACAAAAAGCGATAGTTCTAGATGTCTGAGCGACAGTTACCCCTGTACCTAACGAAGTCTTGACGATTACACTGTTTGAAGTTGAACAATTGTTATACGTGTAGTAAATCGCAACTACAGGAGGGACAATAACGGTTACTGTGGCCGATGGTGTACCTGTGAATGTCAACAGTTTGTTAGACGCTTCGGTAGGACTAAGCGTTATAGTTCCTCCAGCCGAAACATCTTTTGTCAATTGAGTGAAATTGTATTGGACGGATTTGCCCAATCCAATCGAATATAACGCTGAACCTGAGCAAGCTATTGTTAGAGATTCACCGGGTTGGATCGTGATGCTAGAAGCACCGTCAATCAATTCACTTGAATTCGGGTCTAATGTGACCGTCCCTGTTCCGCTATTTCTGAACAACAGGAAGAAGTCGTCGGCCAATGTTGCCACTGCGGAAAACGTGTAGGTGGCGACACCACCGGTATGAACCAATACTTTTGAACGATAGCTTGTATCTATGGTTATACCTGCGGCAGAAGTAACGACAGGGTGAGCTTGGTTCAAACTTGTTGAAACAGCCTTGATACCATAACCGATCAACGAGGCTGCATCGGCTGAAGATGAGCCAACACCATAAGAAACAACTGCCCAAGTACCCGCTTCTGAGCTATTGTCAGTTACAAAGATATACTTGGCTACACCACTAGAAACAGTTGTAACAGTGTTGCCGATAGAATCAACAATGGTTACGCTGTTTGTCCCGATGTTACGAACTAGAAAATCCTCACCTTTACTGACTTCGGATGCAAACGGAAGCGTCAAAATAAGACCAGCGGAACAAGTTATATCCATTATCGAAGATATATAACCGCCCGTTCCATCGTAATTGAACGACCATTGCAGCGTAGAGTCCGTAGTGAATGTCTGCGAAGAGTAGGTCTGTCTAGACGGATTTACCGTATTTGAACCAAAAACATCGGAATAGGTTGTCATTTTTGGCCCCTGTTAGAAGACTTATCTGTCATATTGCTTACGTTCTCTTTGTTGACTGCTGCGGCTGCACGGTCAAACATCATCTGGAATTCTTGCAACCGTTCGCTTGTCTTCAAGAACGGTTGAACCTCTAGCAACGTCGCATAGAGCAACAACTGCGGCGCATATTGTGTCGTCCAATTGGTTTGATTTGACGCATCCAACGGTTGCGGTCTTTCGTAATAGTTGACCGTTGCCGAATAACCCGCATCAGGGGTCGGAGCAATCAACCAATGTTCGTAATCGTAGTCTGAATACAAGGATGGTTCGTCTTTTAACGAGGTGTCAGGCCAATATGACTGGAGGTATTGTAACCCTCTCAGTTTCAAAAACTTCTTGGAATTACCAACGTCAATTGAAAGACTCTCAGTTTCTCTCCAACGGGCAGGTTTCTCAATAACAGGGTTGCCAAGACTTAACGTGAAGTTCGCTATTCTAAGATAACCTAGACCCCGTATTTCGCTAGCCAAACGATTTTCAGCCAGCATTATGAATCGAGGTATTTGTGCAGAAAACTCAGCGTCTGATCTTTCAGCGTAAAGCTGAATATCAGAAATCAAAGAATTGTAGGTAAGTGCTTCAGCCATCTAACGCCTCATCTAGTGAAGGTCTGTGAACCGTAATATTTTCAGGTTCTCTTTGATGCTTGCGATAAGGATCAAGGTCGTCTGAACAAGATTTACAAACTAACAGGCCAGGAGAGTTAGGATCACCCCGTAGTTCGTACCGTTGCTTTTTCAATCTACACCGCATACATACCCCTAGCGTGGGACTGTGTTTGTCGATTGAATGAAATAGCGACATGTTAGTAGTTGTAGACGCCGATATTCGGTATCAACGACACGGGAGAGTTATCTCGTTCTTCCATCTGTACTTCAGCCAAGGCATTTTGAGCCATTGTGGTACATAATCCGATACGTTCTTGTGGCGCACCAATGATTTCAAACGACAGGTTTTTAGCCAATTGCCAACAGATCGCATCCAGCCAACGCTGCGGAATGTCTAATGTTTCTGTAAGCGAACCAATATCGGCAATCTGACGCTGCCGATACAGTTGAACCGTGTTGTTTGCAGCAGTCGCATCACAAACAGGCCATGTGACCATAACCGGCGTCAACTGACGATCAAACCAGTATTGCAACGGTGTACCGGGCGAATGCTTATTCGGCAATGCCAAATAATCGTCCCTATTCAAACGATAGATAGGAACATCACGATAGCTTGAAATGTACTTCTTTTCAGTTATATCAACGACAGAAGAAGCTCGTAGTTTTACAAACGTCGTACCAACAATACCGTCCAACGAATACCACGCTGCCGTTTCTGTTGGAACAATCGTTTTAATGACGGTGTAGGTTATACCGTCATCAGAAATAGAAACTGTTACCGATGTTGCGATAGTGTCGATATAAACCATTCTGACATCAGTCGCAGTTGCAAATTCTGTTATTACTATGTCGCCCAGAGTCGTATCTGTCCCGCTGACTTCAGTCAATGTGCGGTAATTGGCGTTTGTTACGTCAATTGTACCGTCAGACAGTGTGTAATGACTTTTGCCTTCTGAAAGAACAAGAAATTGCTCTTCAAGGCACCATAGGTTCATCCCCAGATTGTGAAGATTCATAAGAACAAAATACAGATTGTTCTTAGCTATTTCGACTATCTCGGGGGTTTGTATTTCAGCAGAAAGGCCAATACGGCGCATGGCCGTATCCAGTATTGTTGATATTTTGACGGATGTTTGACCAACAGTCATTTTACACTCCTAAACAATACTGAGCAGTTTAACATAAAACTACAGGCAATAAAATTGGTCTATTTCACAATCTCTTTTGGTCGAACGTGCCAGTCGATGACCGCGTTGAATTCGGCAAGGCATTTGTCGAGTCGGGAGTAGTTTTCGGCAACATTGACCCCAATGGCTCGGGTGACTTCGGCCTGGTAGGCAAGATCAGCGGCACTTTCGGCAGGGGTCGCTGGAGTAGATGGGTCGGGGGTTGTGGGCAATCCGGTTTTAGCGCCACTGGCGTACTCCACCAGCACCCGGACAGAAGGGTCACACACCCCAGTAATAGCGTTGGCATACTTAAGGTACTCAGATCGAGTTTCATCTAGCCTCCGTTGGGTTTCTGCAAGTTTCGCACTGAGTCGGTTTCCCGCCTCGACGCCCGCAAGATACTGCTGATGCGCCTCCTCTGCCTGAGCCGCAGCAAGTAATCTATGCCGATCCTCGCACTCAGTAGTAGCGTCAGAGCGAATAACCATAACACCCCAAGAAAGGCCAGCGATAATACAAACGGTAGCAGCAAAACCGATCCAAACATTGCGGGGAATGAGTGCGAGGAAACCCATGTCATTTGTCACCCGAGTTGAAATCAACCAAATAAACCAATGCAACAACCGCGATTATCACCATTGGCACGCCGAAAGCTAAAAGGATTGGAATTTGTTCTGCGATCATTTGCTATCCAAGTAGTTTTTGAACACATAGCCGACAAGTAACGTCGCGGGGGCAGACAGGGCGGCAAGGATGGCTGCAACGCCTGCGTCTGACTTACCGAGAGCTAAGGCAGTTAATGAATACTCATGTGCCCATTCAGCTTGCACCCACAACATCCAGATGCTGATACCAAGAACTGAACGGCGAATGATTCCGCGCGTGTCCAGGAAGTCCCAGAATGCGGTGAACCAGTTGTTGAGCACTTCGGTCATTTTGTCCACCTCGCCATGCGCGGCCTGACATCGATATGCGTGAAGTTCTTGTACGAACCGATACCGTACCTTCCAGGGTACTTGCTGGTCAGATACTGCTGCACTTTGGCAGGGGATAAACCCTCAACCGTAATGTCAGCAGCCGTCCCTTTCATGTGTTGCGAATCTTCTTCGCCGCCCACACGTGCATTGTGTTCTTTGCAGCGACAACCACTGTTAATGTGAACAGGTTTACCGTATGTGGTACGAACGTCTTCCAGCACCCAAAGAAGTTCGTGATCAACTGCGGCAAATCCGCAACCACATGCACAAGCGAACTCTTCACGTGAGAAGTGGGGGCTGATCATTCCGGCTTTTCCTCTTGGTACTTGTCACAATGCGCGGCATGAGGGAACTCCCCACGATCAAATTCACAACAGGCCAGACGGTGTTGTTGCAATACCCAGAAACACGTCGCGCACTGATGCGTCAAATCACGCTCAGAACACCAACCGTATTCTTCAGGTCGCATTACGACGGATAGCCGGAAGGTTGCGAAATGTAGAAGTCCAACGTCGCAGTGTCTGTAACAGTATTCGTCAAGATACGAACAGCGGTTGAACCAAGGGTCGCAGTACCAGCAACGTCAGCCGTTCCAGCAGCAATAGCTTGGCTCCACGCAGCACTGTTACTAGGACTTGCAATATCAAAAATATTGGCTGCAATCTGCTGTGGAGTGAAGTTAATCGTTCCGCTGATATCCGCCATCAACGAGGCACTGGCGTTAGATCGCCATTCGATGGGGATAGTTTGACTGACGGATGCCGCAGCATGACCTAGACCAAAAGTAGCCGCCCCTGCTGTTGTTGAAGAAGAAACCCCGGTCAAAGTTTTGAAGTATTTGGTGCCAGTAACAGTTGCATTGTTTGGACCAGTTAGACCTGTTTCAGTAATAGCGTTTCCATCAACATCCGTACCTGTCAAAGTAAACGACAAACCTGACAAATTCGACGTACTGACAATACTGACTTTGTGCCCAAGACCGTCTGCTGTCGCTGTGGTCGTCGGGGTCCAAGGACCGGCACCAGTCAATGCGTTCGCGTTAAAACCTGCCGCTTTGATAGTAACTGGCGCAATAGAGATTTTGATAGGACGCATTACTTACTCCCAAAATATATCTCCCGCCGAAGCGGGAGAGTTTGTTACCGTTCTGCAACAACCAGGATGTAATCAATCTGAAGAGTTTCAGCAGCAGCAGTCGGTCCAGCTTTAATACCGAAAACAGTGTGCATCTCATCTAAATTACCAGGGGTAATAGTTTGACCAGTCCCCATCACCCAAGTATCACTACCATTCACAGCAGCGTAAGGGGTAACAGTAGATATCCCGTCAAAATAGAACGCCACTTTGGTCCAGGTGTCTGTGACAGAAGTCGCAAACGCACTCGTAGTAGACTGAGTTCCCGCATCGCTGACTTCAAAATTCAAAGTCATTGCAGTTTCAGGAGTCTTCCAAATCAAAGCGCCGTCGTAAGAAGCAAGCGGACCTGCTGCGTTGGCTTGCATACCACCTGTCGTGGTAGTGTCGGTAAGACCTACCCACCAAGTAGACTCATTAGTCGTAGCTTCAGCAACCTTAACACGAGCTTCCAACCACAACCGTTTACCAGCGGTGAATTTGAAGTTCTCTTGCTGAGTTACCATCGCATGATGATCATTATCGGCAGCAGCAGTTACGACATTGTAAATACCTCCAAGAGCATCTTGGAAGGCGTTTGTACCAGTGCCACCATCGTCAACAGACCCCCAAGTGATAGTTGAAGACGTAGTTGCATTCAACCCGTACATGAAGTCTTCGAACAAGACAATATACTTCATGGGGTACGGGATACCGATGCTAGCTAAAGGGTGACCTTCAGCGGCGGTAGTGATCCCGTTTGGAAATCGGGAAGTCAGCGGATTTTCAATCGGCATTTCATTCTCCTAAAGGTTTAGGGCTGACCGAAGTCAGCCCATTTTCAATTAAACGCCAGCGGTGCCGAAGATTTGACGCCAGTCGGTCCATCCTGAGCCATAACGCTCAGTGGCCTTGTAGCGAACAGAATCAGTCTCGAAATCACCTTCCATGGTTTTCTCAAGAGCGCGACGTTTCAGAACCTTCAGACCTTCAGGAGCATCAGTCTGCACGAACCAAGCGGTAGAGCTAGTCAGACGACTAACCACAGCGGATTCATCCGACAACATACCGATAGACTTCACAGCATTGATGTCGTTGTTGGCAGTACCGCTACGGAGAACGGACTTCAGAATCACTTCAGCCTGGAAGACATTATCCGGGGAGATAATAAGCTTCTTCGGGGTGATGCGAATCTTCTTGCCGTTGCTATCTTCAGCCTTGCGGATTTGGATGAGCATCTGCTCCAGAGAGGTCTGGGACAGAACAGCCGCAGTAGCGAGGACATTGGACTGAGTGCTGCCTACCGTGGGGTGGGAAGCAGAACACAAAACAACACCGTCACCACCGTTGTAGCCAGAAGTGAAAGCACGGTTCAGGTGATTAGCCAGAACGGTTTCCTTGGTTTCAACCATAGATTGAGCCAAGTGCTTGGAGAAGGTCGTACCGATACGGATGTGGTCGCCATCTTCAACAAGAACTTTGGTCAGAGCATAAGCCAGACCGTAGACCTTGTATTGATAACGAGTAACGTACAGTTGACCACCGGACTGATAGGTAACAGCTTGACCGTCCGGCAGTTCGGGTGCAGCACCCATACCGTACAGCATCACTTCTTCATGATAAGAACGGGGGGTACCCGTTTCTTCGGTCATGAATTGTTTCCACTCGTCCTTACGTTGATCATAAACACCATCAAACGATTTGTTTAGAATCGGTTCAACGATATTACGGAAATCAGTAACGCGCATTGGGGTTGCCATTATTCATTCTCCTTTATTAAGCAGTGCCAGCGTCATTCTCAACGACACGAGCGGCGCGACCCAACTGCGGGTTAGCAATACGAACGATGACACGGGTGTAAGTGTCGCCTGCGGTATTCTTGCCATCTTCAACAAAGTCGATGATCTGGAAACCACCAGTCGAATTGTCGGCAATAGGAGTCGCAGAAACGGTACAACTTGCAACGCCGGTCGAAGTGGAACCGTAAGGACTAGAACCATTGGACCAATCAGCTTGAGAACCGATGTCGCTCAGGGCAATTGCACCGTCAGCCATGACTTCAAACTCGTTTTGGTCGCCTTCGTATACCAACGCCCAAGCGGTAGTGCCCGAGAGTTGAGCAGTGCCAGTAGGCCAATAAGCAGACTTGATCGGTTTACCAGTGGAGTCGGTGTATTCGCAACCTGCGAAAATACCAAGGATAGGCATCGCGGCGATGGTTCCAGTACGCGAACCGTCCAAAGTGGACAATTCAATCGTACCTTCACCAGTTGCAGTACCAGCGAGAGAAACGGGATCACCCGAGAAAATGTTTGCGGCATAACCAGAAGCAATCGGGAAACGGCGAGCAATACCGTGAACCGTAGGCTGACGAGCTAGCCGGAAACCAAAGCCAAGTGCAGTAGTGGACATTTAGATTCCTTTCAATTGAAAACAGGGATTTTTACATTTGGCGAAAGACTAGAGAATCCTTCGTCATCTTTGTCGAAACCACCAAGACGCTTACCACCGGAATCTTTGATCGCTTCGATAGCATTGCTACGAATACGTTCTTCTTCCTCGTTGGGGCGATGATAGTGAAATTCTTCCATGATCTCTTGGTATATCTCTTGGGGAATTTGAAAGAGGATCATTTCG